ACAGGCCACTAGCCGAATGCTTTATCGCTCACAATGAGGAACGCGTTGTCGATAAGCTATTCAGGCGGACTGAATACAGCGTCGGGCAACTGATGATGCTCGCCAAGCATCGTGGTTGGGAACTGTCCTATAGAATCCAGGACAAGATCAATAATAAGAAGTTCGAAGATAAGGTTTGGGTGATCCATGCGGTATATCCGCGTGAATTCAGAGATCCCAACGTCAAAGCGCCGTCTCAGATGCCTTATGGCTCTTGTTATTTTGAAGAAGACGGACTGCACAAGCTCAGTGAGTCAGGCTTTCCAGAATTCCCTTATCTCGTGCCTAGATGGTCGCTCTATGCCGGCGAGACGTATGGACGATCGCCAGCCATGGAAGCATTGCCAGATATCAAGATGCTGAATTCCATGATGCTGGCCATGATCAAGGCACTACAAAAGGCAATTGATCCGCCGTTGTGGTTGCCAGATGAGGGATATCAGGGGCCGGTTCGGACTATCCCAGGTGGAATTAACTACTATCGCGGTGATCGGCAGATCCAGCAACATCCAGTCAGCTTGCAAGGCATCCAGTTTGTGAATGAAGCCATGGAAGGCATACGAGATCGTATCCGACAGAGCTTCTATGTTGATGTGGTTCAAACATACCAATCTTCCCGCGAACAGACCGCCTATGAAGTGGAGCAACGCCAGCAAGAGCGTATGCGCCTCATGGGGCCGCTTGTTGGACGTCTCGAGGGTGAACTACTCGGACGCTTGATTGATCGCGTGTACGGCATGCTCAACCGCAAGCAAGAGCTACCAGAACCGCCAGAGAATGCCGGCGATCAGCAATTCACGGTGGAGTACGTGTCACCGCTGGCCAACGTCCAAAAGCAAAGCTCAATGCGCGGTATCAATCAGGTTCTGGGCATGTTCGCTCAGATGAACGAGCCTGGATTAGCGACCATCGATAAAAATACGGATCTCGATAAGCTCTATCGGAAACTTTGGTTCGAAGTCTGGAATAATGATCCGGATGTGTTGAGGCCAGATGATGAGCTAGAAGAGCGTCAGCAGCAAGAGGCGCAAATGCGCCAGATGCAAGCCATGAAACCAGGTGTTGAGATGGCAGCACAAGGGGCGGATGCCATGGCCACGATGGCGAATGCAGCTCAATCAGGTGGCGTTGATCTACAGGCATTAATGGATGCTGCGCCACAGGCGGCAGCTGATCCCAATGTGCAAGGTCAAGTCGGGGCGATTGCCGAGCAAATGAACATTGATCCCGCTCAGATTCAGGAGCTTGTTGGAGGTATGGCCGGTGCCAACGCTGCATGACAAGGTGATGTCTGAGAAATATCAGGGCATCTACAACGATCCGGACGGCCAAGCGGTGTTCGCCGATGTCTTCGCACAAGCCAATCTCTACAGCCCGATTGCGACAGTCGATCCAATTGAGGCAGCAAGAGAAGAAGGCAAGCGGCAACTGGCTTTGCATATCGTTCATATGTTGAGCTTGCAACCAACCGACTTTGTGCAATCTGCGCAGAGTGATTTCAACATCTTAGATAATCTCATGAGGCTAAATGATGAGCGACGTTGATGCAGGCGGCGGAACACTACTCACTGAAGGATTCGCAGAGGAAGCCGTGCAGGCCGGTTTGGCTGAGACTGGCGGCGTTCCGGGTATGGAGCAGCCGGCACCGCAGTACAGCGGCGATGATTGGCGCGCGAGCCTTCCAATTGAACTTCAAGGTCAAGCGGCTTTGGAGAAATTTTCGACCACAGAAGCGCTAGCCAGCTCATACGTTAACCTTGAACGGCAGATGGGCGACAACATCCCCGCACCGAAGACTGATGAGGATTGGGATGCGGTTTATACAAAGCTCGGACGTCCCGAAGAATCAACAGCATACGAATTCGAACAAATTGAAATGCCCCAGGGCATGGAACACGATACAGCCGGTGAGGACTATTTTAGAACAACAGTACACCAGGCAGGTTTGAACGATCGCCAAGCCAAGGCGCTGCACAAAAGCTATTATCAATTGATGGTGCAACGGCATGCAGACTCGGTCAAAGCGCAAGAGCATGCACGGCAAGAGGCCGAGCGCTCGTTGAGACTAGAGCAGGGGCCGGCCTATGATCAGTTCGTAGGACAGGCAAAATCAGCCTTGCGCCAGTATGCAACACCAGAATTCTTGAAGCGGTTGGATGAAACCGGGCTCGGTAATGATCCCAACATGCTTAAAGTTTTTGGACGGATCGGCAAGGATATGGGCGGTGAAACATCGCTCGTGGGTGGCCACGCGCAACAAGCAACGCCAGCCGATCTTGAAAATCAGATTTCATCATTCCGTGAAGAATATGGCGCGGCTCTATATGACAGCAGTCATCCGGAGCATGATCGACGCGTTAAAGAACTCACAGTGATGAATAATCAGCTGTACGGCAACGCACCCGTGATCAGGTAAGCCAGTACAGCACATCGCGCCGCCTGTAGGTCCGGGTAACGGGAAACCGTCCGGTTGAGAGCCTCACACAAGCGCCCGTTAGCGTAACTGGTCCGGTTCTCCGGGTAACCAGCATTCACCCTTGACAACAACCGTTTAGGAGCTTGGTAGCATGTCTACTCAGGTAACAACGGCGCACGTCGAACAGTATAGAGCCAATGTCTATCATCTGGTTCAACAAAAAGGCTCTCGACTGCGCTCCGCCGTCCGCAACGAAACACAGGTCGGCAAAAATTCTTTCTATGAACAAATCGGTGCAACTCAGGCGCAACGCAGGACATCACGTCATGCGGACACGCCTCGCATGGACACCCCACATGCACGCAGGCGCGTTTCGCTTGAAGATTGGGAATGGGCGGATCTGATCGACGAACAAGATCGCATCCGGATGCTCATTGATCCCGCTTCACCGTACGCAACTGCTGCCATGTATGCCATGGGCCGCTCAATGGATGACGTGATCATCGCTGCAGCGGACGGCACGGCATACACGGGTGAAAGTGGCTCAACGCAAACGAACTACGATTCGAGTATGACCGTGGGCGTCCAAACGGTTTGGCCAGGTGTTACCGCAGCTGATACAGGCTTGAACGTGGCGAAGGTGCTTCTCGCGAAACGCAAACTGCTTGAAAACAGTGTCGACCCGGACGAGGAAATGTTCATGGTCGTCAATGCGCGCCAGGCAGAAAGTTTGATGAAAGATGAGCGGGTTGCGAATGTTGACTACAACAGCATTAAGCCGCTTGTTGAAGGGAACATTGCTAAGTACGGCGGGTTCACAATTATTCCGACCGAGCGGATTGGTACAGACAGCAACCTCGATGACAAGGTTCTGTATTGGACCAAGTCAGGAATGCTTCTGTCCGTCGGCAAGGACATGAAAACACGCGTCACCGAGCGAGACGACAAAGGTTATGCAACGCAAGTTTACTGCTGCATGTCCATTGGCGCAACTCGCATGGAAGAGGAACGGGTTGGCACTATCTTGTGTGATCCTGGCGCTTCTCCAACGTATGACGCTTAAGGGGAGTAGATAGACATGGCTGTAACTACTCAAGAAAGCACCCAATACGCTAACGTATTCACGACCACGCCGGCCGTGAATAACGAGACGAGCGATTGGAAAGGCCGTATTCGAGGGATGTACTTCGAGCACGACCAATCGGGTGCGGGTGATGCGGGCTCATCCGTAGCGCTTTGCAAAATTCCAGCAGGCCGGGTTCGGCTGCTGCTGCCTATGTCCTGGATGTATGTGAACTGGACAACGGCATCGGCAACGCTTGATCTTGGTTGGGATGCCTACACAGACCTAAATAACTCAGCTGTTGTGGCGGATGACAATGGTTTGATTGATGGCATCTCGGTTGAAAACGCTGGCGTGATCGGGTTCGAGGAACTCACGACGCTAGCCGGGCTGGATGCGGTTGCACACACCAAAGTGTTTGAAAGCAAGGACGGTGTTGTTATCAGGGCAACAAGCCCCGGTGCAATAGCTGACGGCGATGATATTGCCGGCTTCCTTGTCTACATGCACGACTAACTGATAGGGCCAAGTGAATGAGCCAGATCACATCTGATACTGAAATCTGCAACTTGGCCCTACAGCGCATTGGTGAGCAGACAATTACGTCTTTAGACCAAGGGACGGAAATTGCTCGCCGGTGCAAGATTGCGTATCCTCAAGCTCGTGATGCAATGCTTCGCGGGCATTTCTGGAACTTTGCGGTGAAACGGTCAACACTGGCGCTATCAACTGAAACGCCAGATTGGAAATACACCTATAAGCACGTGTTGCCGGATGACTTTCTGAGGTTAATCCAGACCAACATCGACACACCATCAGCATCCGCAAACAGTGAATTCCACGATGGCCAGCCGGATTATCGAATTGAATCCGGGTTCGTTGTCTCGAACGATGCAACGGTGAAAATCGAATACGTCTTTAGGCAAGAAGACATCAGCAAATACGATGATTTGTTTATTGATGCCCTGATTGCACGCATGAGCGCAGAACTTGCAGCCGCGTCCAAAAAGTCAATAAGCGGCGTTCAGAATCTATGGGAAGTCGCCGAGCGGAAGTTGAGAGAAGCGCGAACGGCAGACAGTCAGGAAGGCGTGCCGCGTTCATTCGAAGCCAACATATGGGTGAATAGTCGTCTCTGATGGCAAGAACAGCAGCACTCATCACGAACTTCACCGCTGGCGAGTTTACCCCAAGGCTAAGAGGCCGTGTCGATATCGAGAAGTATCGGAACGCGGCCTATGAAGTAACCAACTTTGTTGTTGTTCCTCACGGTGGCGCACGCAAGCGCCCAGGCTTCAAATACATTGTTGAGCCTAAAAGCAGCTCAGAAGACGCCAAGCTGGTTAGTTTTGTCTACAATACAGAGCAAGCTTATACGCTGATGTTCGGGCCGAGCTATGTTTGGTTTTTCCGCGACGGCGGTTTAATCACGCACGCGGCGAACAATATCACCGGCATTACTAATGCCAATCCAGCTGTTGTTACATCGACCGGGCACACACTTTCAAACGGTGACTATGTCTATATTGGCAGTGTTGGCGGTATGCACCAGCTTAACAACCGGCGTTTTCTGGTTGCGAATACGACGGCCAACACGTTCGAACTATCCGGTGAGGACAGCACCAGTTTCGGCACGTACACATCAGGCGGAACGGCATCCGAGATTGTGGAGCTGGCCACGACTTACACTGAAAGCCAGTTGCCAAATCTGCAATTCGCCCAGACCAACGATGTTCTGTATATCTGCCATCCAGATCAAAAGCCTCAAACGATCACGCGGACATCACATACCGCATGGACCTTGGCGGAATTCGGCTTTGAAAAAGGGCCATTCCAGCCGCTCAACGGCGATACGTCGGAAACCTTGACGTTTAGTAGTTGGAATGCATCAGCCACCACATACGGAACGCAGGCGGTCGGATCAACGGCGACCTGCACGGCAACGAGTGGCATATTCACGTCTGATATGGTTGGCGCTTTAATTCGGGTTCGGGAAGGCGGTGACAGTGGCGACGCAACCCAAACGGAAACGGGGATTCAGGGCGCATCACTTGGGGATGGATCGGCAAGCCTAGCTAACGGCGACCAATACACCACAGATGGTTTTGTCTATGGCGTGAGTAACGTCACGACTATATCGGATTGGGGCCAGGTCACGCGCGTTCCAACACACCAGCAAGGGACGGTGCGGGTTTATCCATCGGGGACGGCTGGTTACTTCGATGCAACGTATCTGCATGACACGACATGCGTTCTAAAAATAACGGCTTATACATCGTCAACGGTGGTGACTGTCCAAATCATTCATAATCAAATGCCGGAGAGCATCAGAACATCTGCAATCAGTCTTTATGAGATTGGTAGCTGGAATGGTAAGGATGGTTATCCGAGTGAAGTTGCCTTCCACGAAAACCGGCTTTGGTTTGCTTCAACAGCCGCAGAGCCTCAAACAATTTGGTCTAGCCGTTCCGGCATATTTACAGACTTTAAAGACGGGACAGAAGACAGCGACGCTATTATCGCAACGATTGGTTCTGGACAAGCGGACGTTATTCGATGGCTATCACCAGGCACGGTGTTAACAGCCGGAACGTCTAGTTCTGAAATGTCGATTGGTACGAGCGCAAACAACGAAGCGCTCACGCCGTCTAACATTCGCGTGGCACCACAGACCACATTTGGATCATCAGCGACGGCACCTATTCGGATTGGCCGGATTACGCTGTTTCCGCAACGATCAGGCGACCCGGACAACAACGCTAAGAAGCTCCGGGAATACAGCTATGACTTTGCCCGCGATAGCTATGAAGCTGTCGACCTCACGATATTCTCCGAACACATCACCGGCGACGGCATGGTTGAGCTTGCCTATCAGCTAGAGCCGGATCAAGTAGTTTATGCGGTACGTGAAGACGGTTATATGCTTGGCATGACGTATGAACGCCAACAGCAAGTGGTTGCTTGGCATAAGCATCTAATTGGCGGAACATCAGGAAAGGTTAAGCGGTGCGTTTCAATCCCAGGCACAACAAACGATGATCTATATATTTTGTCCGAACGGACGATCAACGGCGGAACAAAACGATACATCGAAGTGCAAGCGCAATACCCTTCGATATCCCTATCTGATGATAATTACAAAGCGGCCTATATCGGCGTTGATTGCTGTATCTCAGGTGCGGCGGCGGATGCGGAAATCACGGGCTTGTATTATTTGGAAGGTGAGGCGGTATCCGTACTTAACAACGGATCGCAGGAAACACACACCGTCACAAACGGCGAAATCAATCTCAACGTTGATCCAGCCGGCGCGACCGTTTCGGTCGGCTTGGCCATAGATGCAGCACTAGAGACAATGGATCTTGAGGCAGGCGCGCAACAAGGATCAGCATCAGCGCGGCCACGCAACATTCACGCAGTTTATGCCAATGTTTATAGATCTTTAGGTGGAAAGATCGGGCCGAATTCTAGTAAGATGGACCAGATTATCTATCGCATTCCAGAGCATGAAATGGATAGTTCCCCGCCGCTTAGATCTGAATATATGGAACTTGAAACGCCGTCCGGGTGGTCGCGCGAATGTCGCGTGAGGTTTGAGCACGACACACCGTTTCCGTTCATGCTGACGTCGCTTGTTGTTGAAATGCAAACAGAGGAGTCATTCTGATGTGCGCTCCGCTTGTTGGTTTGATTGGTGCGGTTGCCTCGATCATTGGGACGGTTGCGGGAATCCAGGCGCAACAAGCGCAGATGCAAGCGCAAGCGGATGTGAACCGCGCCGAGGCGGATAAGGCGCGTGCCGCCGCTCAAGTTGCCGAACGAGATGCAATCGTTGAGAAGATCAATGCGCGAACCGAGCTACAAAAATCACACTTCGAGGCTCAAAAAACGCGCGCGGAGACACGTTCTCAGGTCGCTAGACAAACGGCTAGATTTGCTGCCGCCGGCCTCGACCCCGGAAGCGGATCAGCGGCCCTTGTCGTCAACGAAACCCAACAACGAGGACAGCTCGACAATCTCGTCCAAATCTGGGGCGGAGAAGCCACGGCCATTTCTCACATGAACGAAGCAGAAGACTTAGTCATCCAGCGTGACGCGTATATTCAGAGCGCGCAAAACTACGATAACGCAGCCGATACACTCGGCGGCGGATCACGTGGTCCTAGTTCATTTGTTAGCGTAACGGCGGCGTAGCCAGTCGTGAAGCCATAGCAGGGCGAGTCCCGGCCCTAAGCTTATGACAGCAGTAACGAGTAGCTTGATGTTGAAAAGGTTCATCATCGAGTAGATGGGTTCGCCATCAAACCAGCTACCGAGCAACGACGCTATCAAAACAACAAAGCCAAAAGCCAGCAACATGTATCCAATCCAGCGCAATGCAACAATCATAGGTGCCTCGTATGCCTGTGGTTGATCGGCGACCATTCGCTAGCACATCGTTGAACGCAAGGCCAATACAACGCACGCGTAGCGGCGGTGCGGGCTATAAGGCGGTTGGGGAAAGTCGGAAGTCAGAAGCCCGCGCACGGGGCCAGAAAGCGCAGTACGAGGCATCCAAGGTTAAAGCGATTGCTTCGATTGTCTCAACAGTCGCAAGTGCAGCCGGTAGCGTTGCCAAATATGCAGAAGCCGAACAAGCCAAGGCTGATAACTTCGATTTCAAGATCAAGGCAACGGAATTCGGCGGCAACAATGATTTGCAATATAACCAGTCAAAGACGCAATTGTCTGGTGACGGGAATGAATGGCGCTCAAACCGGCTTGCAACGTTTGATCAAAACGCAAAAAAGTTTTTAGACAGTCTACCAAAATCTAAACAGCAGGAAGGCCAGCTGTTTATTGCACGGCAACGCGCGGCACTCGACAACAAGTCATTTAGCGATGTGCAGGTTTATCGCCAGAAGTGGGCGTTTGACCAAACCAAGAAAGTGCTTGATAATCAAGTGCTTCCGAACATTGGCGATGATCCAGATCAAAATGTCGAATATCTCGGCAAAATTGACCAGCTGATTGATGGCAGTGATGTTGCTAGCCCACAAGTTAAGAATCAGCTCCGCGCGCATGCGGTCAAGCAAGTTTATGATCGCTGGTTAAAAGCAGCCGGCCCGAACGCATCGGAGACAGCGAAAGAGATTATTGCGCGGTATAAGTTCAACCCTTCCGGAATGGAGGGGATTGGAACAGAGCAAGGCCAGAATACGGTTGAAGATGCGCAAGCGCGAAAGGATGTGGCCGCGCAGCAGCTTAACGACCTGATGAAAAACAGGGGGGGCATGAGCCTTGAGGAATACGGTAAGCAGAAAATAATTTTGGGCAAAGCCTTTACCGAGGCACAAAATGAAATTGACCGTGCGCAAAGCCGAAAAGCAGCCGAACCAACACGCAACACGTCAGTTCCATTGTCGTCCGGTCAGGCAAAGAAATTGCGCGGTGTGCGGCAAGATGTTGTCGCCGGATTCTCTCAACTGCAGCAGAGATTCGGGCAATCATTGCAGATCAATTCAGCGCATCGGACAGCATCACATAACGCGGCAGTGGGCGGCGCAAAGGGAAGCCAGCACGTACACGGCAACGCAATAGATATCAACGTTCGCGGCTTCAATACAGAAGATCGCTTGCGCTTAATCCGACAAGCGTCGGCGTTGGGGTTCAATGGTATCGGCGTTTATGAGAACGCAATTCATATTGATAAGGGCGGCCGGCGTGCATGGGGTCCGAATTACTCTTCGAATAGCGTACCGCGGTGGGCTCAATCAACAATCCGGCAACACCTTGGCGGCGCTTTCCATAATAAGGGAACCGCACCAGCGTTTAACGGTCAAATCAAGATAATCGGCGACCGTGTGGACAGCGTCAGCTTCGCACAAGCGGCAATCTCGCAAGTTGCATCATCTCGGCTGAATGGCTTTGTTCCGAAAGACGGGGCGCAATTTGGCATTACGACCGGATCTCCACGGGAGTGGGCGCGATTTTTCACAATGCTGCTTCGGCAAGAAAGTGGCGGGCGTATTGCACGCGTTGGCCGCGATGGATCATTGCAGAGATTTCGCACAACTCCACGTGGCGAAAATTCATTCGGGCCGCTGCAATTTAATCGCGGTGAGTACGGGCTGAAAACGTGGCAGGATGTTAACGATCCAGGAAAAAACATTGGCGCTCTTATTCGTGTTGGCGAGCGGTTCACGTTGCGGAGTGGATACATTCGCAACGGCCAACAAGGATATGATGCCTATTTTGGTTCGGTGCGCCGGCCAAACGAGGTTTTGCAGCATTCACGGTATGCCAATAAGGTTTTAGCGCAAGTTGGAAACGCGCAACGGGTTGAGATTGAAGACAACCGACCCGGACAACCACCAACGGGAAACACAATACATGATCAGTTTGTCCGCAAGCTCTTTGCAGAAGAAAAGAACATCGAAGCTTATTCCGAGCAAATGGAGCGCCGACAAGAAGTTGAGACAGCCCGCGTTGAACGTGAGCAGGAAAAAGAAACTGTTCGCACCGGCCTAGAGCTATTCCACAAAGGCGAATTGACAAAGGAATGGCTCGAAGACAACGCCGGCAAACTACCGAATTCGATGTACGATCGTTTCATGACGAAGCTTAACTCAAAGGTTGCGCGCGTCACCGATCCAGAAATCTACACTGGCTTACTTGAACGATCGGACACATCACCAGAAGATGTGATCAACGAAGCATCAGAAGCTTATAAGAATGGCCAGCTTAGCAAGTCAGCATTTGATAAGATCTATGCAAAGGCAACGCGTGAACTCAACCCCAAGTCATCCGCTCCGGCATGGGTGAAAGAGCAACGATCGCTTTTAAAAAGCCAGCTGCGACCATCCTCGGACGCCACGCCAGAACAGCGCCAAGCCTATACCAACAGCCTCGAGCAGTTTGATAACTACGTTGAGAAGAATGGTCAGGAATTTGATCGCAAAGAACTCCAGACCTACACCGAAAGCCTAATCAAGCAGCGCAAAACAACTCAGATCCAGGATGCGCGCAACGGGCTCGCCATGCCGACGCATACCAGTGTTGGCCGTGAAGCCATGACACTTGAGGAAGTTCATGCAACACGTATTAAGCTGCTTGGCGAGTTGAGGGCCGGGAACATCACGCGAGAGGAAGCCGGGAAGCAATGGCAGCTACTTAAGCAGTGGCAGAAGATGCTTGAAACATCAGGCGAGAAAGGAAAGCTAGCTATACCTAGCCGCACACGTGGCGTCAGCGCATCTGAAACAGTGCCGCAATCGGAACCTGTGAAAGAAAGCCAAACACCAGCGATCCCAAGTTTTACGGGTGGGGTTGATATCAGCCAGGTTGTGCAATCCGCGCCGCCTGAAATGATCCAACAAATCACGCAGCAACTCGCGAGCAATATAGATTTGTCTCAAATACCGCCAGAACTTGTTCAGCAGATTGTGCAGCAAGTCATATCCGGAATGGCGTCTCAAGTTGTGGGAGGCGCTAAATAATGGTCCTAAAGATTGACGCGCCTAAGCAAGAACAAGAGCCAATGCAGCCGCCTGTTCAAGCGCCACCACAACCGGCTATGCCAGCGCAACAGCCAAGCTATAACGTTCTTGATGAGAAACCAGCAACACGGCAACGCGACCTAGCGCCGAAAGAGCTTAAATTGGCAAGCGCTAAGCCAAGCGAAAGCGGTTTGCCAGCGGATATGGTGCAAGCGTACCGTGAGCAATTCGGCAAGCCGATCGATGAGGAATACGCCGACCGCATCAAAGAACGCGAGCAGGCAAAAACACAGAAAGAAATGGAGCAGTTTGCGCTTGAAAATGGCGTGACTACTCCGCAGGAATTAGAATTAGCCAAGCAACAACAGGAAAGCGGTGTTGAAGGTTTCGTCAATGAAAACCTACGCAAGCTGTACAACGTCTATAAGATGATTGAGCCGGCAGCTGATGCAGCTGGCGCGGTTGCCAAGGACATCGGGACAGGCGTTACAACTGATTTCAAACATATCGCAATTGGTGGGCCGGTACGCGCGGTTAACAGTGCAATAGCGTTAGTTGATGAGCTTGCAGTCTGGCTTAACAATAATATTGCAGATTTGCGTGTCGGTGGCGATACGTCAAAACCAATGAAGCCAGGCGATCACAGTGTGAAGTTGCCGAACGTTTCTGGCGACCCCAAAAGCTACACTGGCGCAATCGGGCGCAGCGTTACACAATTTGTGACTGGATTTGCGGCGATGCCTGTTAAAGCTGCAAGCTTTGGTGGTCAGGTAGCGAAAGCCGCCGCAACAGACTTCGCGTTCTTTGATGGCCAGGAAGGGAACTTGGCCAACCTGATTAAAGACCTTGGCGGAAAAGGAAATGTTGTCGTTGAGTTTTTGGCAACTGACAAAGAAACGCCGGAGCTTATCGGACGCCTTAAAAACGCGGTTGCCGGCAGTGTAACGGATGTTGCGTTTGCGGGTTTCTTGCAGGGCTTGCGTGTCATGCGTCAAATGCGTAAGGCGAAAGAGCTAGCCGGCGCAAACACACACAAGGAACTTGAGGCGAAAGTTGTCGCCAATCAAACCGCCGAACCGCCGGCCGACGTGGGCGCTAAGGTCGATCAATTGCTCGGCGGTTCAAACGCGGATGAAGTTGTCCGGATCGAAGGCAAGCTAAAGCACGTGCATGTTGAAGTGCCATTGCAAGTAGCCGCTAAGGGGCTCGATAAGGGCGCTTATAGGTTTCCGGACGTAGCTGACGGAAACGTCAGGTATTACGCTGTAGCAGGCGCTAAAGAGGCGCAAGAGGGCAAAGTTCTAACGTACAGCCGCAACCTGGACGAAGTGCGTTCGAAAGTCGGTG